TAAGTGCGTCGGTGATTGCGTCCGTGTAAGCCATAAGAGTATGACGGAAGAACACCTGGTTCTCATCTTGTAAGTTTGTGTAAGTGTCGGATGATCCTGGAACCGAAGTGATTAGCAACCTTGGAGGGATACCGAATAGCCTGGCGATTGCCTGTGTCTGCTGATCCTGAACTTCGGTAAATAGTGCGTCTCTAGGTGAGAGTGCTATCTGCTGGTAATCGAAGCCATTAGCCAGAACTGCAACTTGACGGTTCTGTTGCTTGTTGTGCCAGTTGTTAGTAACTTCATCGGCTTCTGCCTTGTTCAACATCTGGTTAGTCTTTAGGACTCCGGTTGGAACTCCTGCAGCGGTAAACCAGTTTAGAGCGTAGTCGCGTAGATCTAGAGCTGCGCTTATGTCTTTGTAGCATGAAGCGATTGGGCTGATTCCAATTAGCTGACCCGATTGGCTAAAGACTCTTAGGTGCTCAATCTCGCGCTTGGTGTAACGCTTACCCATGTAGTCATAAACGATTGTCGAGTAGTCGATTGTCCCGTCTTGCATCTTTGGGTAAGAAGGCATGACCGAAGCTGCCGGAAGAATAGTTAGGTTGTTTACCTGACCGTTGGAAGAGTATTGCTTGTACCAGTAGGCGTTACCCTGGAGGGCTAGATCTACGACAGTCTGGAATAGGAAGTCTTTACGGTTCTGATCTAGCGATGGGTTGTTTACTAGAACTGGGTTCTCAACCTTTAGCTCGACTCCGGTAGCGAACCGGTAAGTGTTTATTGTCATCTTGCTAATCGGAGTTCCAATGATCTGAATAGCGCGGTAGACCGCGGTCAGACTTAGAGCTGTGTTAGGCGTGACAATAGAAGGTTGTCTGGTTGGAATTGTAGGCTGCGATGCGCGAACTTCTGGCTTGCGGTTTAGGAGCCTGTCAAGTATAGATGCCATTTGGAGTCAAGGATACCACAGACCACCGACTAATAGACTCCGATTGTTGCGTGTGGTGCGCGTGAAGAAACGTAGAGTGCGAACACCGTTGCCATTACTGCGTCGATGTCTCCGAGTGATTCTTTACGAGAGATGAACCAACTCTCTCCGGAGTATTTAGCGACCCCGTTAGGCATTTGAGCAACCAGGAGGGGATCGCTGTTGTGCCTAACGGAGCCAGTGCTAAACATAGCAAAGACAGTCGAGCATGCCGACGAGACTTCTTTAGCCCATAGTGTCCAGACCGGAAGCCCAGAGTTTTTTAGTCTCTTGGCTAGACCAGGTAACTGACGATCATCCAGCACTATCGCTCGCGGACTGTGTCTGCTATAAAGTGATGTTAGCTCATTGAATAGTTGTTGCTCCGTAGGCGAGACTAAGGACATGACCAATTCAGTTTCGTGAATGCCTTCGATGTCGTTGGCATAAGCTATTGTCGCGTGACCCCAGTTAGTCGTAGTGTCTACGGAGAAGACTCCTCCGGTTAGGTTCGTGACTCCGCGTCCGGTTGCAGCTCTGAATAAGTCTCCTGGCAACCATGAGTTAGTAGATCCAGCGATGAATTGATTTAGTCGATAACGCCTAGCTTCGTGTTCTGGAATTGTCTTCAAGTCCGAGATGACTTGCTCCATGCCAATACGACCTGCAGCAATAGAAGGGTTAGCCTTCATAATTGCGCTTGGGTCATCCACGCGAGAGTTTTCCGGTGCTTCCCATAAGAAGAAGCCGAAGCGTTCTAGATCCGTTGCTCCGTTAGCTGCAGCCTTGCCTGACTTGTAAAGGTCGATTAAAGTCTTCGAGTTTTGATCTCCAGCAGTCGTAATTCCAACAACAATTCCGTCCTTACGCTGCGAGGTTCCGAGAACAGCAGCAGACCACATTCCCTCTTTTGCAAGGTGTAGCTCATCGAACAAACAAAAGCTAATGGGGATCCCTTGAAGTGCCGCTTCCTTAGCTGCCTTGACATCGTAACGTCCTCCTCCATCCGAAGTCACAATTCCGCGGGTCTCCGTTGCGCGCTTGAATCGCTTCTTCAAGAATGGGTTGCTATTGATCACGTAAAGAACGCGGTTGTAAACGATGTTCGCCTGGTCGGTGCTCGATGCTAGGGAGATGCATTGTGGGCCAATCTCATGAAGGAGCAAGCCGTAGAGTCCAAGCATGGCTGCAATAAGTGACTTACCGTTCTGCCTTCCAACGGAGATCACTACCTGGCGATACCGAAGTCGATTGGGATAGGTTGGGTGATTAGCCGGGTAACGTTCAAGGATAGCTCGAAGCAACCACTTCTGCCATTCGTCTAGTTCTAGGCCGTCAGGACTCTCCGGGCTACTCCACGCGATCTTGGCAAACTCGATGAGCTTATCCCCGTCGGTTATGAAGTCATCCGATAGAGGAGGCGTGTAAGTAGTCGGGAGCTGGAGCATTAGCGAGTGAGTAACTTCTCCAGCGGGTCAATCTCTTCGGACGAGGCACCGAGAGATCGTTGAAGCTCTAGAACGGTCTTGCGGAGTTCCGCTGCCGTGCTGGTGTTGCTTTGTTGGTCAAAGGACTGGGCTAGACGTAAGCACAAACCCGATAACACTTTTTGTTCAAGGTTAAGTTCCAGCGTTTCAAGCCAGTTCTTTATTGATTCTTCAATCATTCGTTGCAACCTTCCGGATAATTTGACTGTTCTGCGTAAATCCCTGGAGAAGCGTGGGGTGAAACGCGATACGTAGAAAAAACTGGGTATGTGTTATTTGCCACTTCTTAGTCCTAGCTTATTCATTAGATTGCGCTTATGTATTGATCTCCAGTTGATTCGGAATGATAGAAGCTGGGTGCGCCACCCATACCAGCGCTTATATCTTGCACGTTTGCTTTTGATTGGTCTAATGCTTCGAGGTAATAGATCGTTTAGGGCATACCCTACCCGCATCCATACCCCCTTACGCTTTGAAGCGTTCATTTCGCCATGTGACCCGTTGCAGCACCCGGTCTTGCTTGCGTCCGTTGCATGAGCGACAGAGCGATTGTAAGTTGTTGATGTCATGATTGGGTTCCCCGTTGCCGGGTGGAACGATGTGGTCGATTGTCCAGTCTTCACCTTCAAGCTCCTTCGCACACGATACACAGATCGGTTCCAAAACAGTCTTCGCATAGCTCCTTGCATTCCGCCACGCTGTCGTGTCGTGCCAACCTGCCATCTGCTAATCCTCTCAATGTTTCAAAGTCTTTGATTTCCCAATGTTCTACTTCTGTTATAACTTCCTCTAGTGTAAGGATGTCTCCTAGATCATGATGAGCATTCAAGAACTCTAGAACTTGTGTCCTTGCATACTCGACTCCAGCTTGGAAGCCTTTGGTGTATTTTGTTTTCATTCTTCCTCCTTATCGAGAACGATTACGGTGATTCCCTTTGTGTCTGTATTTACTGCACAACTAGGGCAGGTGTCATGCTCAACTGGGTCGTAATTGTAGTCACACCATAAGCATTCGTTCATCGAGTCTCCTCGACTATTCTCACGATTCGCTCCAGGTGATTGACATCGACGTTGGTGCTAATTACGGCGTCGTTTACTATGCCTTTTATAATCTCATCCTTTAGATGTTGGGTAGCTCCTTGCCATCCTTTGTTGTATTGATCTACTGATGCTCTGACCATGATGTCTTTTAGCTGTTCTGCGTGACGATTGATTAGGTTCTGTTTTTCTTCTTCATAGTTATCCATGAGTTTTGATTATCCTTACTGCCAGCGTGGTTAGTGATTCTGATAGTTGTGGTGCAGACATCGCCTTTAGGAATAGTGATCCAAGTGCCGGGCGAATGTCCTCGAAGTCGCTACTCCATACCAGGTTGTCATCCATGAGTAATCTCATAGCTTCAAACATTATGGCGTTGCGTTCTTCCGGTGATACTTTGCTCACTTGCTACTCCATTCCGCGATTAGGTATAGATACGCGGTTCCTGCAGCTAGTAATGCAACGGCTGGTTCCCCTACGATGTAGGCACCGAAGCATGCGAATACGAATAGACCTAAAGCCATAAAGACTCTCATTACGTCTAACATGTTGCCTCCTGTTTCTGTGTGGTAATTCAATTTTAGACTTTTGACTTCGCTGTCAAGCCGTGTCGTGGCTTTGTTATCAAACTGTTACGATCTCTTACCGCTTAGGACTATCTCGCCCCGGAGGCTAGTTCCACACTCCTGGCATAGATACCTCTGATACTTGGTGTTACCGGTGAATCTGAATCCGTAGCGTTGAAGGTTATCGCTGCCACAATTACGGCAGGAGATTGGGTTGCCTTCACTTACCCCTACATGTGGATGGTTTCTTATCCATGGCAACAAGATGTAGTAAAGGTCAATTAGAAGGTTTACATCCTGAATCTGGTATTCCTTCATTAGCTTCCATGCCTTCGCATTCCCGGCCATGCAGTCTAACCAAAGCTGGAATCCGGTGTGTTGCACCTTAGCTCCAACTCCTAGCTTCTGGGCTACGTAGTCGAGTTTGTTTGATGGGAACTTGAATTGATTCTTTACGGTTCGCATTAGATCTAGTTCAATCCAGGGGCTAGGTGGTAGATAGCCGTTTTCGATGAACTCTCGTTTGATGTGTTTGGAGTCAAAGGCTGCGGAGTTCCATCCGATTAGGACATCGGCTTCATCCATGACTTTGTGTAATTCATCCAACATAGTTTTTTTACCATGATGGTGAACTGACTTGAAGATGACCTTGTCACTTCCAAGCCAACGACCGCCCCAACAAATTACTTCCGTTGAGCGTTCTATTTGATTGATTGCTATGTTCTGATCCCAGAGTCCCCAGACATGTGCCAGGTTAGGGGATGTCTCTAGATCTAGGAATAGTATTTTCATAGTTTCAAACTAGGCCTTTGCGTTTACGGTCTATGGGAGTGACACCCTGCGTTATCAAATCGTTATCAAAGGGAACTACAGTCACTAACACGCCTGATTCATGGTCATCCGCATAGGACTTGCGAACGTTTAGATCTACGACAAGATTGTCATTTACGATTACATTGGCTGATTGCAGGGAATCTAGAACTGCCCTGGTTAGCTTATCGATGTCATAAGTTCCGGTTGCATACTGCCTGGTTACTGACTTAGGTCTTGTAAGCCAGAAGTGTATTGATACCGCGATGGCCGTTGGAAACGGGTTATCAAGTTCAAGCATTTTCATCTCAAACATGCGTCTCATGGTCTCGCGCCAGGCAGGGAGATCCTTGTTAGCTTCCACTAGAACTATGTGTTTACCTCTAGCGAATGCCTTCTTAGAACCTTGCGGTCTAGGGTCTCCAGCAACGAATAGTTGGAACATTTAGAACGGGAGATCCTTAGGTTCCCCTGGTGCGATGATGTTGATCACTTCTTCCAAAGCGGTTTTAGGTTCTGCAGCTCTTACAAGCTCCACTAGGCAATTGTTCAAAGAATGCTCAACTACTTGCTTAGTCTCTTGTCCGGGCTTGTTATAGGTTCCGACTTTGGTTCCGAGTGCTCCCTCGATCTTGACTTCATCGTCCTTCTTGTAATTGCTGGCATTGTCTAGCCAAGCTGTCCAGAGTCGATTACGTGGTTCGCCTTTGAAGTCATAGGTTTCCCAGACTCTAAGTCTTGGGTATCCCTCGTTTACTACTTCGGCTACTTTTGCATAGATTACTGTGATTGCCATGGTGTTTTCTCCTTCTAGTGTTCTTTAAGTTTAAGTTAATTATTATTTACTTTTAACACGACATCCACGCCGTCCCGTGACGTCTTGGATGACGCCCCGAGTAGTCGTAGGTGACGCCCCGTTCTGCCTTTCTTGACACCCCGTTGATTATGACTCAAACTACCGTCACAACCTTCCGGACAATCAAGAGTGATCCAGTATCGATTGGTGATTCTGTCGAATCGATAACCTTCTCCGTTATGCTGCGACATTTCAATTTCTCCGGCCTCGACTAGCTTTTGGAGATTGCGTTGAACTTGTCTAACGGAACACCCGGCTAATTTAGCCAGCCGAGTTTGAGACGGATAACAACCCTCTTCTGGGTCATTACCGATATGCCATGCCAGAGCCGTCAGGACGCTTCTAGCGGTTGCGGTGCTTGTGGAATGATGCAGGACGGCTGCAACGGCTTCTAGGCTCATTCTGTGCCTTCCTGGGCTATACTGGTGAATGCCCATCGTGGTTGGGTGACGCTTTCGCGTCGGGCTAGAAGTTTTCTGTGGCTTCTAGCCCTTTCCAATTTACTTGGACTTTAGCGAATCAGCGAGAGCTTTGATTGCTTCTAGAACATCGTTATCAACTTGTGACTTGACCGCGGTTGCGTAGATCACCCGGAGAGACTCGATGTCTTTGTTAGCTGCAGCCTCCGAAGCCTCTTCGATGAAGTTGCGAGAATCTCTAGTTGCCTTGATCATCTCTTCACGGCTAGGACGGTTCTTGGATGCTGAGAGACCTAGAGTTGCTAGTCCTCGACCGATAGCCGAAGTGCTGCAATTCTCTAAGAATGATGAACGGTTGATGTTGCTAGAACCCCTAGTCTCATGTGCCCAATCAACCGAAGCTGGTCTAGGATCTTCCCGGTCAGTAAAGACCGAAGCCTGAACTACAACTTCGGTTTCGTTGATCAGTTTGATTTCGGTGATGATGCGACCGTTCGGATAGGTCTTCCAGAACTTCTGAATACGTTCTGAAACTGGTTCGTAGTTACTTAGGTCGAAACCCATTTATTGCCTCCTGTTATTTAGTGAACGTAATGAACGGCTTGCCATTACGGGCTTGTAAGTTGATAACCTTCTCGCCTTGGAATAGACCATACTTAGTTCCATTCATGAAGGCAAGAACCGCGGACTTGTGTGCTTTGAATTGTGTCTCCCAATACTCGGACTCGGACTTAGCCTGGAGCAAGTTAGACCATAAGGATCCAAGCTCAATCTCACCCTCCTGGAGACCATCGGATAGCTGCCTAACAGTCTCATAGGTAGATTCAGACCCATCGTAAGCTGGAGCTGTATCTGTGTCTAGGAAGCCGTAGAAGGCCTGTAGGCGGGTTTTCATCTCCTTGACAAGGGAATCATCCCGAACGACCTCAAACTCCTTCCAATCGCCTCCTGCGACCGCTACGACTATAGCCCGCTTTAGACCAAGGACGGATAGGTAATGTTGAACTTGAAGGTTATAGTGTTCTGGGAGCTGATCCCAATACATCCGGGAGAACTTGATTTCAAGGACTCCAAGGGAACCGTCTGCCCATTCGATTATTCCGTCCACGTTAGCCACGGACTTTGGGTCTTCGATGCTTGCCCAAGTTCCGGTCTCGTGAACCTTTAGCCATTCTTTATTGTTATCTGCGAATAGCTGTCTAATGACAGGTTCAAAGGCCGTGCCCATTTGCATAGCCATAGTTGCTGGGAGGTCTTGCCATTGTTTACCGGACTTCTCCATGAACAATGTGTAAGCGGACTTCCAAGGGTTCTTATCCATTACGGACGCGATGTCGGAACCGCCGATTCCCTTGCGGGCTTCGTGCCATTCCAGACTGCCAGGCTCAAAAGTGCCTAGATACTTTGCGAAGCCTAGAGCTTCAATTTTCTGTGTGATTTCCATGCCGTCATCCTAATAGATGATTGGGACATTTACTTCTTAGGCTTGTCGAGTTTCGCGTTAGCTATTTTGCCAAAGGACTTGTTGATTTCGTCTGGCTCAATCTTGCCGTCTGCCAGGTAAGCCCTAGCGAGTTCTTGGGATACGTCAATAACTCCAGCGAACGCTGCCATGGCAATAGCCTGGGTAACTTCTAGACCGATTGCAGCTCCACCAACGAAGATTCCAGTCACCTTAAGAATGATGACCGCTAGGGTTCTACGGATAATGTCTAGCCACATAGTTAGCTCACCTTCAATACTTGACCGATAGAGATTTTGTTCTTGTCTTTGATGCCGTTTAGTTTGACTAGCTCTGCGACTGTAGATCCATGAGCTTTAGCAATTTTGGTTAGAGTGTCACCCTTGACTACGGTGTAAGTGTTAGCGGCCTTCTTTGGTTTTGCAGGAGCTTTAGCTTTGGCAGGTGCAACACTTTTAGCAGGTGCAGCAACCGGAGCTGAAACGTAAGTCTCGAAGTCTAGGTTTCCAACTGCCATGGTCGGAGATCCACCGCGACGGAATGACAGGTGCAAGTGTGGGCCGTAGCCGTTTTCAGAACCTAGACCAGATGCACCGGATAAACCGATTCTTTGACCTTGTTTGACTTCTTGACCTTCGATTACTTCGATTGATTGCAAGTGAAGATAATCTGCGTTGAAGCCTCCAGGGAAGCTCATAAAGATCATGCGACCTCCACCTCCACGGAAGGTTGGAACGATCCCAGTAACAGTTCCATCGGCTATTGCCTTTACTACAGTTCCCATTGGAACGGCGTAGTCTGTGCCAGGGTTCCTTGATGGCGGGTTAGTGCGTCCTCGATGTCCATCGAAGCTGTCTGTTATTTTGCCTTCGACTGGTCTGATCCAGGTTGTCATTAGAATGCTCCTACTGTCGTTGTTATTAAGCCAATCATTGTTAGAACTGCTGCACCTAGTCCTGCGTAAGCAACACGCTCAATCCAGAATAATCTGGCTAGTGTAAGTTCAACTTCTCTTAGACGGTCTGGAACATCATCCAGGTGATCTAGCTTCTGTAGAACCTTTACTAGAATCTCCCCGTGTTCGAGTTGCTTCTTGTAGATGTCAGCTTGTGTAATGCGGACAGATGTTTCTTCTGCCATTATTCTTCGATTTCAGGGGCTATCCACTGACAAGTTTCCTCATCAAGTGTCCAAGTGTCAGAAGACTTAGGTGGAATAAAAGCGTCAAGTTGTTCGTCGTAACTGTATCCAATTCCAGCGTAGTTCTTGCGGTAGTTGCCATTGTAAGAAGTGCGCTTGCAAACTTGACCAGCAAAATTCCCATACCAAGTTTCAGGATCTAAACCTTCAATTAGTTCAGTTTCGTCTATTCCGACAATAACCTCTGTAACGATGTTGTCATCATTCAAAAAAGCGTAATGTGCCATTATGCCCAGCTCACATTTCCAGCGCCCGCGGTAATTGTTGTCACCTTGTTTGCTCCTACTGTTGACGTGGAACCAGTTAGACCGGCTCCGATTGTAATTGTTAGAGCGGAAGGGTATCGAAGAACTACTAGACCAGAACCTCCAGAACCTGTTGTTCCGGTGAGACCGTTAGCTGAGCCTCCACCTCCGCCTCCTGTGTTTACTGTTCCTGAAGCTCCAAATTGACCTGAAGCACCTCCAGCTCCTCCTCCGCCAGAGCCACCAGTTCCTGAGTTTCCGGTATCTGGACTGTATCCTCCTCCACCGCCTCCGCCACGGGTGATAGAAGTGCCAGTAATGTCTGATGAAATACCAGCAGCGCCGTTATGGTTTGTTGCAGCGGCACTAGCTCCACCTCCGCCTCCTCCTGCGGTATTACGGAAACCTCCATCGAACCCTTGACCAAAAGTTCCAGTTCCAGCAACACCGGCATAAGCGTTACCTCCGCCAGAAGCTCCAGGCTTACCGTTAGATTGTGCTGTCCAAATACCTCCACCGCCTCCACCAACAGAATAAAGAATAAATTGAGAAGGACTTCCGTTTCCTCCTGTAGTAGCTGTGTTGTTGTATATTCCAGTTCCTCCAGCTCCACCAGCACCAACTCGAACTGGATAGTTAGTAGATTTGTAAAGAATCAAAGATGGGAGAGTAGTTCCTCCTCCGCCAGTAGTTCCAACAGAAGTCTGGTATCCTCCAGCTCCTCCTCCGCCTCCGATACCTTGACCTCCGCCTCCGCCTCCGGCTATTACCAGGTAATCAACAAGAATTACGGCAGGGCCACCAAAGGTTACCCAAGAAGTGCCGTTATATGATTCATAAACATTTGTCCCGGATAGGTATGTGACCATCCCGGCACTTGGAGAAGTCAAGGCTGCCGATCTAGCTGTCGAGTTAGTAAAAACCATGACCGCTTGGTTCATTAGGTTTTCGTTTATTTCGGATGCGTTCAATACGCTTCCGTTAGTAAATACTTTGTAAGCCACTAGGCTGCCTTCCGTAGTTTATTAGAGTGAAACAAAAGATGTTCCGTTGAAGTATTCAAAAGTGTTGGTAGAGCTTAGGTATGTAAGCATCCCTGCGGTTGGAGAGGTCAGGGCTGCGGATCGAGCTGTGGAGTTCGTAAATACCATAACCATTTGATTCATTAGGTTTTCGTTGATCTCGGATGCGTTTAGAACTGAACCATTAGTAAATACTTTGTAAGCCATTACGCTTCCTTCCATAAATCGAGAGTTGTATACCAATTATCTACATCTATGCGATGAGAGACCTTGATTATAGTGTAGTATCCAACGATATCTAGCTGGCTATTAGTATAGCTGACACCTACCGTCATTCCCGGTGTAAACACCGCTGCGTTAGTCAAAGTCCCAAGTCTGTCGATTGACGGGGTTTGAACCCGGTTCACTTGGTTAGCTGATCGGTGATTGAATACTCGGTCTGCCCAATTGTTTAGTTGAGCAAGGCTTGTGGTGTTGATTGCTATGTCAATAGCTGATTCCCCGTATAGATCTATAGAGTCTTGGTCTTTACGGAAGGTCGTGATTAGAGGGTCGGAAGTCAAAGAGACCGTCAAAGAGTTATAGACCGCGTCTGCATCAGAGAAGACATTGATTTCGCTCATACATAAGTGATAATCGTCTCCGTGGTTGTTACCGATTATGAATGTTTCTGGAGTTCCAGCTTGGACTCCGGTTCGGTGAATAACTACAAGTTCTTCGGTATCTTGATCTAGCCAAACAAGTCCGTTACCAACTGTCAGAGCATCGTTCACAATTGAACTGACTTGAATGTTTGTTTCATCCTGAACTGGTAATTGACCTCCGACATGAACGGAAGCTGGCGATAGTCCTAGACCGGAGTAAATACCAATAAGCTCCCAAGTCTCATCTACGTGAATGTGAGTTCCAAAGCCTGTAGTGTCCCAGACTGCGAATCGAGAGTTTACCAAAGACTTGTAAGCATCGAAGCCTGTTATCTGAATTAGGTTAGGCCCATCCGGGAAGTAAGTCACGTTAATAGTGTCGATGAATCCTTGGAATAAAATGCGGTCTAGCTCTTCATCCTCTAGGCGAATGCGGAACTTAGTATTAGCTCGAATGTTCTTGTTTTGGGTTGGATCTAGCGAATAACTTTGAAGAGTTAGGTTAGCCGTCGCTGGTTCTGGTTGGAAGTTTACGGAGTCTTGGAGTGATCCTCCCACAGAGATTTCGGCACTTGCTACGGAGCATTGAACCTCCTGCCACTTTAGACCGGAGCTAGGAGCGAGAACGTCATCCCCGCCTAGAAGTGATACTCCAAGAATGAACTCACCAAAGCCACCAAGAACGTCAGTTCCACCAAGCAAGCTAATTCCAAGAATAAAGGAGTTGCCTTCTTCGTCTGGAGTTAGGAACTCGACCTTTAGGTTTTGATCTATGACGTAGTTAGGAATCATTGGATTACTAGTTGCCTCTGATTAAATTCGTTCCAGATGCCCGGTTAGCCCGGTTGATTTGGTCTGCTATCTGCTGCGCTGTTAGGTTGCTGTTGTAGTTATTGATTACTACGTTAGAAGTTCTGTCAGCCTGCCTAATGTTTGTCTGTGTTGGAGGATTGATAGCCATGTTTTGCGCTGCTACGAATGCGTTATAGTCAGCTCCAAAGCTAGAAGCCAAGTCGAATGCTTTTTTGATGTCTAGGCTAATAAGAGCACCGATGATTCCGGCAACTCGACCTACCATAAAGAATAGCTGACCAAAGCCAGCGGTTAGCATCGTTACGAACTGCAGAACATCCTTGAATGAGATTTCACTTAGACCGAAGACTGCAAGCATCTTATTGAACTCGTCGGCTGTGGTCTTGAATGTAATTCCTAGATCAGCCCAAGCATCGCCTAGCTGTGTAGTTGGGTCGTTTAGTTCTTCAAAGAATGCCTGAATCTTTGGGACTGAATCAACCAGGTAAGTTGCAAAGTCGTTTAGGACTGGCATTAGGGCTACTCCAACGGACTCCTGAATCTCACCGAAGGCAACGTTCATTCTTTGGTATGGATCCAAGTTAGCTGCTGCGGTTGCAGCTCCAGCGAAGGTCTTTTCCAATTCAGCCATTGGATCCGTGGCTCCGCGTAGGGATGGAATAAGTTTGACCAAGGCCGTATCTGAACCAGCCAAGGACTTAGCCATAGCTTGGGTTACGGAGTCTAGGTCTTTACCAGTTGCAGCCGAAGCATCGAGGGCTACCTGGAGAAGCCTGTTAGATTGTGTAACGCTTCCGGTTGCGATGAATAGCTTCTGGTATGCAGGACGGAGAACGTCATCCGCTACTGCTGCTTCCAAAGACATCGCCCGGATAGAGTCTTCTGCTTCTTTGACTGTGAAGGCGGTTGCCTTGCCTGTGTTTTGCATGGCAATAGACAAAATCTCCATGGACTTAGCGTCCGCGATTGCTGCCTTACCAGCTTCTTCTAGTTCCCTTTTCAAGAAACCTAGAGAGAAGCCAACACCGATAACACCAAAGGCTTTGTTCATGGTGCTGGAGATTGATTGAGCGGTCTTGCTTAGACCAGTAAGCTGACCAGTTGCACCCTTGGTTGCAGCGGTTAGTTTGCTAAACTGCCCAAGAATCTCGACGTTTAGAGCTAGTGTTCCAGCCATTTACTTACCCTCTTTTACTAAAGTCTTTTATGAACGCCTGATACTCGCTCAATGTGAGAGCCTTGTATTCCGACGGTTGCATGTTCATCGCCCGGCAGAACTCCGCCATTCTTTTGGCAGATAGCTCTCTTATTCTTTTTTTGTTTCGTCACCCTGGATCATGCTTAGGGCTTCTTTGAGACTTAGCTTCTTAGCATCTTCCATTTTGTAGTTAGGGTTATTCCTTTTCTGAACTACCCAAACGAAGGCTGATAGGGCTTTACCTTTAGGCTTGCCGTCTCCGAACGCTTCGTCGATGCTGCTGTTTGTTAAGTTTTCAATTAGTTCTACTTCTTCAAGAGTTAGACTCTCAAAATCAAACTTGCTCATTCTGTGATCTCCTTATGGTTTTTTGTTTGAATACTTCTGGAATAGCTTTTCCATGTTATCAAAGAACAATGTGTAGACCTGTGTTCTAGTCCTACTCAAAGCGTTGCTAAAGAATGGTCTAGGTCTGATGTTCTTTGCCTGGAGATTGACTTTGTCGTAATTCCAGCCGAAATGAATCGGGTTAGCGTAGGGAACCTTTGTGTTGTTACCCGCGCTGACTACTACTTTTCTAGCTATCTTTTTAGCTTTGATAGTTGCCCGAAGTGCCCCGGTTCTTACCGGAACTAAGGATCGCGCCGTGTTGGCTACTAGCTCACCTGCTTGTTGAGATGCCGCTCCAATTTCAGCGGAGGGAACCCCAATAGCCCGGAGAGCTCGTATGGCCTCATTGAGACCAACGACCTTAATTCCAGATTCAGCCATGGTTAGGCTGCTGTTACGATCTCTACTCCGAAGTATTTGTTAGTTGCTGGGTCGTGAGGAGTGTTCTTCACGCGCAAGGTAACAGAGAACAGAGCTGTCTCGTTGCTGTTTAGGCTTAGAGGTGGAAGCTCGTTGAATACTGCAACACCTTCGTAGTGAGGAGTGTCAGCGGTTGGAGTAGCGTTTCCGTTTGGAGCGATTACGAATGCAACTTCGGTTCCATAGTTATCCCATAGAACGCGGTAAAGGCTGGTGTCTTCGCCAGAAGTAATTCCGTCTAGCTGTAGAGCCCATTCTCCACCAACGCGAACTTCGCAGAAGGTCTGAACATCGCCAGGTGCGTCACCTAGAGTTAGCTCAACCATGTTTGCGTCGCAAGCGTAGTCGGTAGTTCCAATTTTGAAGATAATGTTTTGTGCTTTGATTCTGGTTGAAGCGGCCATGGTGGCTACCTTTCTAAAGTGTGATGTCTAGCTGAACGTATAAGTTCGCTGCTAGATACTCGGCGTTATTTGTTTGTAGATTGTAGGGCTGGTTTACCGAAGTTATCCGAACGTATTTCAACGGTTCGATAGCGTTCAGAACATCCTCGATTAGCTGATCTAGGTTTTCCGTTGCCTTCTTGTTAGTTGCGGTAGAAGCTACCAAAACCAATTCAAGTCCTAGACTCCATTCACCGAACTGTGCGGTCTGCAAGTAAGGCTGCGCGGAGTTGATGATGACGATTGGAGGGGTTATTCGCTCCGGGATGTATTCCAGAACATTCAACCCTGCGTCCGCTAATTCAAGTTTGAACTCGACCTTAGTGGCGTTGATCTCGCTCATACTGCATAGCCTACGTATCTTTGAAGCAACGGGTAAACCGCGTTCATAGGATCCTTAGCAACTCGAATAGGAGCACCATCGAAGCTAGCGAATTGAGCAACTCCGTTAGGAGCGGAACGACGGTGGAAGAGCTCCGAGCTTGTTATTAGGACAGCCTGATCGTGCAACGATACCGGAACGGTAGTTACTGCACCAACATACTTAGTCACTAAAGCAAGTCCAGCGGTGAGACATTCTTGGGGGAATGTAGTCTCATCCGTCCCGACATAAGCCTGGAACTCTTCCAACGTCACAGCCATTTATAGACCTATTACGCTACTACGTCTAGCTCAACGATTGCAGCTGGGAATGGCACGGTGATTGCCATGTAGCCGTAAACGGAGATGCTGTCGGTAAGGGTAGTGATGTCATCGGCAGACAAGCGAACTGGAGCACCTGGAGACTCTAGAGTCTGTAGAGCGCGTGAGTTAGCAACGTATGCCTTTGTAGCGGTCATAGCTGGGTCTACGATGATTGGTAGTCCCATTAGCTGACCGGATAGTCCAGGAACGTTAGCTGAACCGATGTTGTTCACACCAGCTCCGTTTACTAGGACTACTGGACGTCCATCTTCACCCTGAACCGATAGAAGGAACTTGTAAGCGGTTGTTCCAACAACGATTGCCTCTGGACGTAGTCCGGAGTTCTTGAAGATGTAGGTAGAAGCGTCGGTTAGACCAGCGATTAGAGCTGCAGAAGTTCCTGCAGATACATCGAAGACCTTGCCTGTGTAGCTTAGACCCTGAACCTTGGTGATCAAGGCTGCGTTGGTTGCGTTTGCGTAAGCAATAGATAGAGCCTGTAGAGCTGTGTCTAGGTAGTTTACGGATGAACGCTCAATGGTCTGCTTAGACATCGAAGTGTAGCCTCCGTAAGTGATTACGTTAGCTGATACTGAATCGATGGTTAGGTTTCCGAATGCTAGCTCTTCGTTCTCTGGATCCTGAACGCCTACTGCGATTGTGTTTGCAGATACCTGTGCGAACTCAACGGTTAGTCCTGCAGCTGGAAGTGCAGCGCGAGAGAAGACCGATAGAGCTGGACGGTTGGTGTCGATTAGGTTGTTGATGAATCCCAAGAATCCTGGGAGTGCAACGGTGTCGGCAGAAGTAGAAGCTGCGCGGGCTAGAGCCTTTGCGTCTTCGTCTCCGGTTAGAAGACCCTTTGCGTATTCGCCTTGTGAGCGGAACTTGTGTGATGCTGGTGCTGCGATTTCAACGGTCTGACCTGCTTCGATAACTCGGCGCAATTCTGCAACCTCGTCCTGAACGGTGCGAACGTCAAGTTCAATGTTTTCCATTGTTTCACTTTCTGTTTCATTAGGAGTCTCTGCATCCTCTTCGACCTCTGAGATCTCTGATTCGCTACGGACTTCGGTTATTTTTGCGCCTTCAAAGGCTGGGAAGGGAACTACTGAAACCTCTTTGAGATCCACTAGCTCTCTAACTATCGTTTGGCCTTCCTTCCGGTCTTTGACCGGGAAGAATCCAACCGAGAATCGATTTAGGACGCCGTCCTGTAGTAATGTGTAAACTTCGTTTCCGCGAACTGTGTCGCTGATTCTAGCCACGATCTCGAAACC